TTTGAGACGGACTCGTCGTCCCGATGCCGACGTTGCCGCGCAGAGCCGTGGTCACAATGCTGGCGTTTCCGAGCACGACGGTATTAGAACCTAATCCTATCGCATTGTACCCAATGACGATTTCATTAGCGTCACCGCTCGCGAGTGATTTGGTGTCGGCTCCTAGATAGAGGGAGGTATTGGATGTTTGGTTGGCCGTGGAGCCATCGGTGATGTAGCGACCGGCGTTTATACCCACGGCGGAGTTGGAGTAGCCGGTGGTGTTGGTGATGAGGGCGTTTATACCCACGGCGGAGTTCTGGTAGCCGGTGGTGTTGGAGGAGAGGGCAGAGGAGCCAATGGCGGAGTTGCTGTAGCCAGTGGTGTTGGTGATGAGGGCGTTCACACCCACGGCGGAGTTCTCGTAGCCGGTGGTGTTGAAGTAGAGGGCGTTCACACCCACGGCGGAGTTATTGGTACCGGTGGTGTTGGTGTTGAGGGCGTTTATACCCACGGCGGAGTTATAGTAGCCGGTGGTGTTGGAGGAGAGGGCGTTCACACCCACGGCGGAGTTATAGTAGCCGGTGGTGTTGGAGGAGAGGGCAGAGGAGCCAATGGCGGAGTTATAGTAGCCGGTGGTGTTGGAGGAGAGGGCAGAGGAGCCAATGGCGGAGTTGTTGTAGCCAGTGGTGTTGTATCCCCCCGAATTTAATCCAATGAACGTATTGTACTCGGCTGTTCCCGCTCGCATTTCCAGTCTCGTTGTTCCAGAGGAATCCAAGAGTGACGCGATGGCGGTAGAGACTGCGGTGATTTGCTTGAGGGATGTGAGTGAGATGGTGCCGTCAAAGTCGGTAGTCGGCGTGATGATGAATGCGGCGGTGGAAGAGGTGGTGGGGCCGAAGGAGCCGGTGGCTGTTTTAGTGCCAGATGTTTTTCCACCCACGGAGACCGTAAATGAACCAGCCGTCCGTCCCGTCACCGTCCAACTGATTTGGTGTTTGGTGGTGTTGGCAATCGTCGCGCTGTGCGTGAGCGTTGCTGTGCCTCCTCCGCCTGCGTGGGCGAAGGTGTCGTCAGGCGATTCCGTCCAGCCCGCGTTCACCGTCCAGCCTGCGGACGTGAGGAGTTCGGAACCGTAGGTGGGCAGATCGGTGGCAGTAGTGCCTCGAATGGCCTGAGCGGCGGTGAAGATGTTGGCCCGACCAAGTAGATTAGATGACGTTTGGCTGAAAAGCGGACCAGCACCAGCAAGGGAACTGGAGCATATACTCCATAGGAGAGCCAGTAAAACGAACGATCGTTTGATCATCTCACCACATCTCTGCGACGCGAACATTACCACTCCCGACGATCCAAATCTGGACGGAACCCGTCAGCGTCCACTGCGCCAGATTTCCAGATAAGATTGGAAAGCCCGCTGCCGAGGTCGCTTGTGTCGAGTTGGCAGCCCAGTAGATTACATCCGATGTATTGTTGAACACTTGCAATTGCTTTCGATTCGCAAACGGCGTCGCACCGACCATCGCTTGAACTGCACTGGTGACGATGGACAAAGCTCCAACCGTACCTGTTCCAGTTAAAGTTAATAGTTGCGCTGGTCTACTCCAATCACCACCCATACCCTATCCCCTTTTGGCATATTGCCATCATAATTTCTTTGACAAGGAGACTGCCGTCTTTAGGCGGCAGAGGAATTGTCAATCCTCCTATTCGTTAGTTGTTGACAGATACCAAAAAAGTATCTATACTTGAAGTTATGAAGCTCGTTGTAAACATCAAATTGAAACCGACTCAGGAGCAGGCAACTGCTCTTAGACGAACTCTTGAGACGGCCAACGAGGCCTGTAACTACTTGTCCAACCTTTCGTGGGACACCAAAACATTTGGTCAGTATGCCCTGCACAAGTTGGCATATAGAGAAACTAAAGATAAGTTTAGGCTCACCGCGCAGATGGTTGTACGTTCTATCGCCAAAGTTGCTGACGCTTACAAATTGAACACCAAAACCAAACGGTGCTTTAGGGAATACTCGGCCCAACCCTTTGACGAAAGAATTATAAGATTCGCCAAAGACGATATCGTTTCGATCTGGACTATTGCGGGCCGTCAGAAAATCCCGTTTGTAATGGGGGAGTATCAGCGTAAGTTGTTTGCCTTTCGTAAGGGCGAAGTCGATTTGATAATGACCGACAGGGTTTTCTATCTTGCATGTGTTTGTGACATTGATGACCCGGAGCTTATCAAGACCACAGATATTCTTGGAGTAGACTTTGGTGTGATTAACATTGCTGCTGATTCCAACGGCAAGACATACAGCGGCAAGGCAATCAACATAAATAGGTGTAAGCTTTCCCACAGAAGAAAGAATTTGCAAAAGAAGAAAACTCGTTCCGCGAAGAGAAAACTCAAGAAGATATCCAAACAACAAGAACGGTTTCAGAAGAACGCCAATCACGTAATTTCTAAAGAAATCGTGCTGGATGCTAAACGCACCGTGTCTGCTATTGCCTTGGAAGACTTGGGCGGTATCAGAAAACGGGTAACGGCCAGAAAGCAACAGCGAGCACGATTGTCTAACTGGGGATTTGCCCAGCTGCGAACCTTTGTGGTCTACAAAGCTAGGCAAGTTGGAATTCCCGTTATTCTCGTCGATCCCAAGAATACTTCTCGGGAATGTCCGAAATGTGGGAGCATCGACAAGAAAAACAGGAAGACAAGAGACGAGTTTGTTTGTGTCAGATGCGGGTTCGCTGGACCAGCAGACACAATTGCGGCCTGGAACATCCGTTCCAGAGCCAGGGCTGTTGTCAATCAGCCAATGGTTTCGAGTGTTTGTGCGATCTCGCATGATCCCTCAGAAACAAGCCGCCTGCTTTAGCTGGCGGTAGTTGACCCGTCGTATTGCATCAATTCTTAAAATATATGTGTAAGAGTGCGGGGCGGGAGTATACCCGCCCTCCTGATCATTTAAATCAGGTCTACGCTGGGTTGATGATGAACCAGCCGATATCGACGTTCAATGCCAAACCGTTCTGCGTGCCAGTGTAGCCGACGCTAAAGTAGCCGCCTGACGCTGCCTGAGCAATAGTCGTGACGACAATCTGCCCGATCAGGTTGTATGACGCAACGCCCACCCCAAGCACGATAGGCGAAAGCATCGGGAACCCGCCAGACCCAATCGCGGTCGTGCTAGCGGTCGCCGATACCGCCCCGGAGTTAATCCTGAGTATGCCGGCCATCTGATAGGCCGCTGACCCGGTCGTAAAGATTGGAGGCACCTTGAGAATTGGAGCCTTCGAGAAAGTCATGACCCCATTGACGGTAACTGGCCCGCCGAAAGTCTGCGCGGTGTTGACGGCAACTGCCCCGTTGAAACCAACCGAGCCGGTGAACGTGGCACCATCAAGGAAGGATGCTTTTCGACGTATCTTTTCGATCCCCACCTTCTATACTCCTTGGTCACTTTGCTAGAACCCTGTGGGGCGACTAGCTGTTTGACACTCTACTGTACCTTTGGCGGTCGTCCTCGCCGTGGTTTCTCGATGTCGGGCTCACCGCCTGTCAATTCGGCGGATCGTTCCGTATCACTTTTTCGCACGATACAATCCGTGCCGTACTGTTGCTGGAGATATTTGACGTTCGCAGATTGCTGCCATGCAGGAGGCAGCTTTTCCCCTATTGCGACTCGCAGGTTCTTGAAATTGAAATCCTGCGCCGCGTACCAGTCGCCGCGTGCTCTAACCGCATTGTCGATTACCATCATGTTCTTGCTCCATCTTTGTATCGGCGAGGGGCGGGGGCCGGGATTATCCTCAGCCCCCGCCTTCTACTCGCCCCACGCTCTCTAAAGCGTGTGTGGGAGACTACGCAACAACCGTGCTCAACAGATAGGTCAGTTCCTTCGCGGTGATCTTCTCGTCCTGGAACATGTTGATACGCTTGATTCGAGCCTTGATATTGTCGTCGTCCTTGGTCTCCACCACGAAATCGGTGAATCCGGCGGGCTTCCACCGGAAGGCGTAGACGCCGGACGGCGTGTTACGACCGGGCCGCGCAGCCGCGTGGAACAGGCTGACGTTCTTGCCCCAGATAAAGGTCATGCTCGATGCAGAAGTCGGCAGCCCCTCAGCGGCGTTCTGCTTTGCGGTGCCACCGACAAAATACCTCTGCATACCGAAGAATCCGGCAAGGTTCGCCTCGATGTTCGCCTGATTCGCGACCTGCACACCCTTAATGCGATCGATCATGTCCGGGTGCAGCAGCAGGGCATCGTGGACTTCCTGGCCGACTACCATCGTGCTTGGTCGAATGCCGGTCTCTTTGTGAATCCAGAGCCGACCGGTCGTGACGTCTGACACGGGGTCGCTGTTCGCTCGATCTGACCACTGCGCGGTGCCGGTCAAGGCATTGCCTGAGCCGACGTTCGCGGCGGTCGTCAGGAGCGTCGCAATCCGGTTTTCCTGCGCGAGCATCATCAACTGCATCAAATGCCGCCCGACGCTCTCTTCCATGTCCAGAGCTTCATCAGCGTTGCTCAGATACTCGTAGGCAATCGGCTCTGAGAGCGCATGGTTCTTACAGTAGAACGTCGCAGAGCTTACGCCTGTTTCGACGACATTCGCCGCCGTTGCTGGAGCGCGGTTGGTGTCTGGAATCTTGAACCAGTAGTCCTTGTCCCAAATCCGGTAGACATCGGACTGCCGGGGAACCGTGACGACCGGCAGAATCGACGGGCCGATATACTCGCTCGGTTCCAGGTAGAACTGAATCGACATCTCGCCGAGGGCTGAGTCGATGTGCCAATCGGTGTCGCTTGCCGCATACCGCCGCTCAGCGGAAACGGCGGACAATCGTGGATCACCCATAATTATTGTCCTCCTTTCCCCGCCGGTTAGACGGCGCCTGCAAGTTGAGGATTAAGTATCATGCTGAACGTTCCTGATGCTACAACGGTCTCACGGGCAATACCCGCGTAGTTCGAGCTGACTGCCGTCCTCATATATCCCTGAGCGTCGCAGTCTAGCCTGTCACCCCTCGTGATCGCTCCACCAGCAATAGCCTTCGTGATGCCGGACATGCGAACACGAATCGACCGGCCAGACGCGGCCTTGGTCTGAGTAACCCCAACAATGTTTATGCCTACCAAGCTCGCGACGCGCACGGCGTTATCGACGGTCGTGCTCGCCCTCACCCCGCGATACTGCCCGTTCGAGAGATCCCATTCACTGACTGCCGTATACTCCGGCATCCCTGCAATGCTCTCTGCCATGTTCTTTCCATCAGGCACCCCGGCCACACACTATCCATGATTGATACTTTTTCGCGTCACTATGCTGCTCGATACGAGCAACAGGGGTCAAGTTGTACGCGGCCTACGATACGCAGACCGAACTTCTCATGCTACCTGGGGAACAATCGCTCCATGTGGGAACGGCCTGCGTCAGCTTTGGCCTCGCCTTGCGACGTGATGCCAGCCGACAGCTCTTTCAATCCAGGATCGGCCTCGTAGACCTTTTCGAGCGCCGACTTAAAGGGCGTGTCGCTGTGCTCCTGCATATACTGCTTCGCCCTCTTGACAGCCTCGTCCTTCGCCTGTGCCATCCCGACAATCTCCGGCTTGACGTCCGGCGACCCGGCTGTCACGGTTGCATTGCCGACCGACAACTCAGTGAAGAGCATGGTCCCAGGCTTCCGGGACTCGAATAGCGACTTGAACGCATCGATGTGCGTCATGTCCTTGCCGTCCGCCGCCGCATACGCTTTGACCTGTGCGCCGTCTAGGACATCGTACAGGTGCTCAGCGATCGCACGCTCGGCGGGGATGAGCTTCAGGTTGTCCGAGGTCGTGATAGACGTAAACCATGACTGCTTCGCCGCGACACGGTTCTTCTCGGTCAGCTCGGCCTTCTCAGCTTCGAGTGTCGCCAGTTTCTGCTCGGCCTCCGGGAGCTTCTGGCTCAACTCCGTGACCTTCGTGGTAGCGTCGGAATACTTCTTTTCGAGTTCAGTCTTCTCGACGGCGCTAGCAGCTAGCTGCGCGGTCAATTCGGCGATCTTCTTCTCATTCTCGTCCACGGCTATATCCTTTGTTGCCATTGAGGCATCTGACTTCCCAGCGTCGGCTGAGACGTTCTTCATCTCGTGTTCCGTTGTGGTCATAAACGACTGAAACGCTTCGTTCGGCTCGTAAAGATCGCAAACCTGACCGCTGGCAATCGGGCCGCTGACAATCATGCACCCGCAGACATACTGCCCTTCGCCATCAGGGTCCGCCGGCCCCGTGAAAAACCGACAACTGCCGCAGACGGACGCCAATCCGCCCTCCTGCGCCTCGCCTGTGCGGTAATGCACCGTCGCCTTGTCTTTCAAGGGGTAGGGCGTCGGCATCGAGGGGTAGTCCATCATCCCCATGTCGTACCGCTTGAACGGCAAGCCTTCGGCGTCGTAGAGAGTTTCGAGCGCCGCGAGGTCGGTGACGGCGGGGATCTCCGCGCCAAGGAGTGACAGCGCTTTGAGGACACGCGGCCATGTCTTCCCGTTGGAACTCCAGTCCCAGTAAATCTCGGCCGATACGCGATCATAGTTTTTTCGCTTGATCGCGTCGTAGACCTTTTTCGGAAGATTGGTCATGTCGGCGAGAAGGGTATTGCCAACGCGCCGCAGGTTCTTGACCCACCCTATCGCAGGCATCCCATCAGACTTCGCGAGGGGTTGCGACGAGTCATGGCCCAGTTTCAGCGGCGGGTTGAATCCGACCTCACTGAATGCCGCGACCATCGCATCGAGATCGGCCTCGTTGTAATTATCCCCGTTCCATTTTCCTGACGCGAATATCTGCG